CACCCTGAGAGGTAGATTGCATCAAGTCCTGCCTTTGCTTGTTGCATTGCTTGATTACCAGTTAATGCACCCAATGCACTAACATAATTTGTATAATGTAATTTGTTCCAGAGTTTTTCTGCACCCTGTTTTGCAAGAGTGTGTTCAACCCTGACAGAACCACTTAATCTTTTCACATCTGCTGGAGTATAGGGTCTTTCAGTTTGATCCCACCTTCCTTCTTTACTATATACCATTTTATTCACTTTCTATTTTAAATGGGTGTGTTCCATCTATATAAATTCACGGTTTAAACTCCTTTTGTAATTTTCCATTTTTAAAAAATTCAACTGGTATTTTATCTTTTACATATTTTTGATAAAGAATATCTGCTTCATTTTGATAAGGAAATGTTGTAGAACTACTTTTAGTTTCCACTTGAAAAGTGGTTAGGTGCTGATAAAAGAACATGGGGAGACTCCTATCTTTTTGTGAGGTTACACGATATTTAGGAAAAGGGGGTGCTAGCTTCACAGCCCGCTTCCCCTCAATTTTACGAGGTTCGCTCTTTTACGCCGTGTCGCTAAGCAGATGACGAATCCTGCCATGTCTCCTATGAATAGGTAGTCAACCTAATGACAGAGATCACAACACCCCCATTGCCTGTTCTATATTAGTTTTAAATTCTGAAATGGCGCCCTCTGTATCCCTACGGACACCAACTGCCTTATCATCAATCCAAATATCATAATTTGGTTTAAACACTATACATTCATTATATTTTACATTCCATGAATCTAATTGTTTTCTAGTCTCATCTAAAAAATCAGTACCACTTTCATATCCCCTCGCAGACCAATATATTATATAATGTCCATCTTCATGGAGAGAATTCATATATTCAATTCTTTTTGAAAAAGGTTCTGCTTCACGAAAAGATACTTCATCATCTGGAGCCCTTTCTTTTGAAAATACTCTTTGTGAACAAATTGTACCATCAATATCACAAATGATCACCTTTTTATCCATCTCATGAGCTTTATGAAATATCAAATTCCGCCGAGCAAGTTCTGCCATAAAATGTGCAGAGAAATCCTTTTCAAGCTGTTTTTGTTTCTCAGCTTGTTCTCTGTGTACCTTTTCTAATAGTTCTCCATTCTCATCCATTCTTTTTCCCTTTCAAATTCTTCATACAACACATCATCTTCATGTTCTTGCTCTTGAATATCTCTATAAGAAACTGTCACATCCTTCAAATGTTGTTTTTGATTACTCCTTTGTTTTTTGTTATGAAATCTTTTTAATTTTTTACTTGAACCAAACTTTTCAATTCTTTCTTCCATTTCTTCTTTCTTTTTTCAAAAGTGTTCTCTGTTTACGCCTGGCAAGCCGCAAAGATCCCTTACTTACTCTATCCAAAAAAACAGTCCCATTCATATGATCCATTTCATGTTGAAAGGTTCTTGCAGCCAATCCCTCAAAATGAGCATCAATTTCATCACCATCTGCATTTTTATATTTGACCCAAATTTCTTTAGGTCTTTTTATTTTTAAAAATAACAATGGATAACTTAAACATCCTTCCTTTATTACTATTGTTTCATCTGATTCCTTTATAATTTCAGGATTAAAGCAACATATAACGTCTTTATCATTTACCATCATAGAAAATGCCTTGAATGGTATTCCTATTTGATTAGCAGCTAATCCTAATCCCCTATAATAAACCATATGCTGTACTAATATATTATATAAATCTGGTGCTTTCAATTCATCTTGAACATCTGGTGTATCTGTAACTTCCTCAGTTTCAAGGCGTCGAATAATATTAAGGGGATTTTTAAAATCCCACAAGCTAGGTACTTTTTTTAAATTTGGGTCTGATTCAGGGACTAGATTAATCACGAAACTATTCTTGAGAAGTTTTTATATTTCTCGAATTTAATAACTTTATTGAATTTATCAAATAAAATTTCACCTTTATGGCTTATAACAAATGTATTTACATCACCAGCTAAATCATTTAAAATTTTTAAGAACTCATCAGTTCCCGCAGCATCAAGAGAGCTGTCGAATACCTCATCGAGCACCAGCAGGTTAGTGTTCACACTATTTTTGAGTTTAGCAACAGCTCTCCATGTAAATAAAAGAGCAAGATCAATCCTCATCTTCTCACCTTCACTAAAAGAATCATAGGTAAACTCATCTCGATATCTAGATCTAATAGTCTCATTAAAAGCCTCATCCAGCTCAAATGAAACATAAAAATCCAACTTGCCAAGATGAACATTGATTAATTTATTGATAATTGGCAAATACTGCTTGATAATACGTGTTTTTATGCCAGTATCTTTAAGAAGGGTTGCTGCTGTTTCATACAAATATTTTTGATTTGACAGGTCTTCCTTCTCTTTATTATATATGTCAATATCATCTTTTAAAATATCTAAATCTTTTCTCTTCTGATCTATATCCTCTGTCATCTGCAGAAGTTCTTTATTTTGTCCAGTAACCTTTTCTATGTACTGAACACACGCTTCTAAAGAATTCTGAGCATGAGTTGCTTCAGTATTATGTTCATTCATGGTATCAAGAATTTTATCAATCTCCTTAACTCTTTCTTTTTGATCATGTAAATCTAGTCCGAGTTTTAAAATTGCTTGCCCACTTTTATGCATTTTAGCGTGGAAATCTTCAATCATATTCTCACGAAATTCTTCAGGAATATCTTGTCTACATACACTACAAGTTTCATTTTTTTCATAAAATTCAATCTCATCTTCAAATTTCATTATATTTTTTTCAATGCCCCGCCCATAATCAGATAACGTATTAACTTTCTTTCGGACGTTTTCCTGGTCAGATATGGATTCAGAAAGCACATGATTTTTATCAGAATAGTCCTTAATCTCCTGTTTGTACTTTTTAAGAAATTCTTCATGTTTCTCTATATCCTTTTTATTTTTAGTGATTTGTATTGATTTGTCTTCTTTGAGTTTGTCAATCAAAAATTCTAAATGCTCTCTCTCTCCCTTTGATAATCCAAGAGCAATATCAACTGTTCCCATATCTTCTTTGTTCTGTGCAGCTCTACCCTTTAAAAGTAGATTCATAACAGAAAAAATTTCTATATCAAGAAGATCTTCAATAATTGCTCTACGCTCAGATGCTTTGAGTCGCATAAATGGGATAAAAGAAGAACTCCCCAAAATTACAATCTGAGTAAAGGATTTGTAATTTAATTTGAGAATAGTTTTTTCTAAAAACTCTTGATAGTCTCTAACCGAGGCATCTTGATTAAGAAGTTTTCCATCTTGATATATGGCAAAGAAGTTTTTACTTATCCCCCTTTTAATAACATATTCCTTACTTCCAATCTCAAATTCAATTTCTACCTCAGTTCCTCCTTGATTAACAGAATTAACTAATTGATTTTTATTAATAGAACGGAATGGACGCCCAAATAACCCAAAGGTTAGAGCATCTAAAATAGTGGATTTACCTGCACCATTCTCACCTATTATTAATGTGGAACTATCAGTATTAAGTTTAACTTGTGTAAAAGCATTTCCGGAAGCTAATAAATTCTTCCACCGTATAGTTTTAAATTGTATCACTTATCTTCTGCTAAAAATTGAGGTTTGTTATCATGTTCAAATTTATATTCCGCAGACTTCATTCCATCTCGTATAATAAGATTACACATTTTATTAAATGTAATGTCTCTTTCATGAGCCTGCAGGGCTATTTTCGAAAATACTTTATCTGCAATTTCCAAAGTAACCGCAGTTGCCAACTCTTCACCAAGTGAGACTGATTGCGCTTTAATCTTCTCTCTATGTTCCTTTTGCTCTTTCCATATTTTTTCTTCTTCTTCTGCATAATGGCTAGGCATATCTTTTTCCCTTTCCGCTATAACTTCAGCATAAGTTTTTATCATATTATTCCCCAATCTTTTTATTATACCGTCTCTACAGCCAAAGATTCAGTATACAAAGATTTCATTAAAGTATCAAGTTCTTTTTTATTATCTATATTAAGTGAATTTACATATTTTGACAATATTGTCATAGTATCTTCAGCCTCATCTATCAAATTTTCATCCCCTATAAGAAAATCTTCATCAAAATTTTCAACAACAGAAATGTCTCCAGCATCCACCTTATAAAGATTATCAATCAAGGTGTCGAACCAAAAGGGATTATTCTTTTTAACTACTACCACCTTTATATAACAATCTTTATATTTTGAATAGTCCTCATTCTGAATTGATTCTAAGGTCATTTTATCATCATCATAATAAATCTTATGAAACATTTCCAAAGGATTAAGAATAAATTCTAGCTCTCTGGTATCTGTATCAAATATATGAAACCCTCTTGGATCTTTATAATCTGACCAAGTAATTTGATAAGGGCTTCCAAGATAGTAGATATTTCCATTATCAGATTTATGGTGAAAATGTCCACTCATTGCCATATCAAACTTTTGAAATGTATTAGCTTCCACCCCCTCACGACTAAAACTTCCTGTATGCATTTCAAACCCCCTAACTTCCAAATGACCAAAAAGAATCTGTGCCTCAGTATCTTGAATTGCTTTAAGGGATTGCTCTCTATTTTCATCACATATCCAAGGTTGTAAAAATACTTTGGTATTGTCTAGTTCAATTTCCGTAGGGACTTCATATACCTTGATAAATCCACCACCAGCACCTTCACTGCCAGATCTCATCATCCTAAGACTGTCCATACTGTTTAGTTCATTTGTATTTTTATATGCCGTATCGTGATTACCAATCAAAAGGTGTAAATTGATATAATGTTCCCAGCACTGATCAAAGAAATTATGCCGCATTTGATAGAGAGTTTTATAGTTAATAAACTTTCGCCTATCGACAATATCTCCCAAATGAACAACTGTATCAATACCCCTCTCTAATAGAGTAGGAAAAAATATCTCTTCATAAAACTTTTTGAAATACCCCGCAAAAACTTGACTGTCATTACGCGCACCAAAATGTGTATCCGTTATTACTGCTACTTTCATACGCTCATAATCAATTCTAAATTGGTGCTATCATCAACCTTTGTTGTTTTTTTCTTTGCTGTTTCTTTTTTCTTTTTCTTACTCTCTTCGAAATTAGAAATAAAATTATACATATTTACTTTTTGATCTTGAGTCATTGTCTCATAACTATATCTTTGTTCAGTATCATTTTGTGATATTTCCACATTTTCTGACATAGCAGCCTGAGTATCCATTGTTTTATATTTTATATACAATTGTTTTTTCTCTTTTTGTATCCTTCTAATAAATGCATAATAGATAATTTGAGTAAAATAAGCAAATGGATTAGATGACTTTTCTGGATTGAAATTATTCATATACTGTATACAGTTTTCAATACCATCTGAAATCATATCCTCTCTAAATGCATAATTAATAAAATTAGGTCTAAATGATAATCTATTAGCTATTTTCAAAAAACATTCACCTATATATTCTGGTATAACTGGAAGGGGCTCATCAGCTTCTTTTGCTTGCTTAATTTCCTTTTGATAATTAATCATAGATTCAAGAAACTGTTCATTATCTACATAATGCAATGGATTCTTTTTCATTATTTATCTCCTTATTCTAAAACAACATAACATTATTATAACATATAATCACCAAAAGTCAACCCACTTGACAAATCACATATCACGTGTTATAATTACCGTGTTAGGTTTTAAAGGGAAGGCAGCTGCAGTTGCTGCAGGAATTAAGTTTTGAGGGCAATTTTGTAAACACGAAGTGGAAATTTCTCATCTTTATATATTTCTATTCTTTCTTCAAAATGGTCTAAAGTATAATTCTTCTTTTCATTATAACTTAAATCATCAGCAATATCATAAAGAGTGGCAATATTCTTTTTTGCTGATTTTCTTAATCCTCTACCTATGGATTGTAAATTTCTTATACGCGACTTAGTAGGACTAGCAAACACAATGTTATGAAGATTCCTAATGTCGACGCCAACACTAAATACACCATAGCTGGCGACGATAATTGCATTTTTTTCTGATTCAACAATATGTCTGATTTGCTCTCTAGTATCTGAATCAGTTCCTCCGTGTACAAAGAAAGTTTTTCTATCTGTAGCATCTGTTTTCTCCTTTATCATGTTGTAAAGTAACTGTCCATGTTTTTCTACAAAACGAAACAAAAGAAGAGTATTTGTATTCAAACCTAATACTAGATTTTTTATAAAGATATTCCTTGCTTTTGATGATATTAAATACTCTAGCTCTTCTTGATAGTTAGATTTTCTTAAATCAAAACAAATTGAAGCTGGATGTCTAAGCACTAAGGCCTTAATTTCAAATGGTGAAAGGTGTTTATCATCTATAAGCTTCTTAGTAGAAGTTACTTTAAATACTTTCCCGAAAAGTCCTTCTAAAACTAGTTTGTGTGTTTGAGTCCCATCTAAAGTTCCAGTAGCTCCAATTCTATATTTCGCATTAATACACTTTGTCATAATAGAGGTGAGTGATTTAGACTTAAATCCATGTGCCTCATCACCAATTATCATTTGATATTGCTCAAAGTATTTTTGAGGCATTTTATAAAGAGATTGCCAAGTACTAATTACTATAGGTAATTCTGACCCTTTATCCCTCCCAGCATAAACTGTATGACAATTATTAGCAGCATCCCAACCATAACTCCTAAAGTCTTGAAACATTTGAGTTACTAAAGAAATTGTTGGAACAAGAATTAATGTTTTGAGTTTTAGATATCTTACTAATATATAGATGACAAGAGATTTCCCAGATGCCGTTGGAGAAACTAATAAAGTTTTTTGATGGGAAAGTGCATGATTTATGGCGTCTAATTGGTAATCTCTAATAGTATGTGGTAATTTTAAAGAATCAATAAATTTGGATTGGAGATTACATTTTGCGATTTCAAAGTTGGATTGAAATTTAACCTTGTAATTTCTAATATACAAAAACTTACAAAGATGTTCTAGTAATCCTCCATACAACAATCTATTATAGATGTTAAATAGGCGGATTTTACCATCCCATAAACGCTTTCTATAAGCAGGCATAAAAGTATGTCCTGGAACCAAAAAGGTAAAGTGATCACAAATTTCTTGGGCGATGGAAGGTTCACAATCAACTTTAATATAGACTTCATTTTTTTTAGTAATAATTACATCATGTGGTTCCATGAGAGAACTTTAGCCAATCTAGAGCGTTTTTTATCTGAAACCCTCGATTATTAATCATTTTAATAATAGAATCTAGATAATTAATCTTTTCTTGTAATACTATAACTTGCTGTTTAATTTTAATAACATCATCATCTGATTCAATATAGTTACTAATTTCATTTTTGAGAAGTCTACCCAAAAATGGTTCCCATCCACGCCTCTCCAAATCTTCTTGAGGCATTCTACCAGAATAAAAATCTGTCTTAGCACGGATCAATTTTGCTAATTCAAATTCTAATCCCTTAAGCCGGATTCGCTCATCTGTATAAATTTTTAAATATTTGTCATGAATTTGTGGAATTCTAATAGATTCAGTTCCTAATTCTGAATAGTCAATTTCACGGTCTTTATGCCAAAATTCTTGAATCTCTTCAAGTTTCAAATCACCTCCTAATTATTATTATTCTGAATATACTGGTGCTCCATCATAAGATGTTTCATTTTGAAGTAAATTTTCTATTTCATAGAGGTCATATCGAAATGACACATCAGCTGAAACGTATTCCACATCAGTCGCGCCTGAATCAAAACTAATTCCTGATAGTGAAAGTGGAAATAAATCATGGAATCTTACATGCATTTGAGGATTCATATTACCAGTAAGTACTGTTAGGACTCCCTCTGTTGTAAGTTCATTATCCTGTTTGAGTTTCCGATAATCCCTTTCATCCTCTGCAGTTGGAGTTCCTAATGCTCTTATCCAATTATACAAAGAAGTCCAATTTTTTAAATTTTCATCTACTATAAAACGGACAGACAATTCATCAAAAGTTACTTCATCTCCTGGAAAATAAGTGGTTTTCAATGGAGTTGGATTTTCTACTGAACTAAGAGAAATTCCTGGAATATTAGCTGCTTGACAAAAATAAGTTACCTCTGGAAGTTTGGATAAAGTAAACTTAAATCCAACTGGAGAAAGTAAACTGATATTTGCTGGTAAATTTTGCATTGCTGACATAGATTATTATCCTATTATGCGACTGCGGCTTCAACAGATGGAAGATCACCACTTGGTGTAAATGCTTCACAAATCCATTGTTCTGCGGCTCCACCCTTCATACAAGTAAATTTCATCAATGTTCCTGCAACTGGATCAGCTTGTGTTCTAACAACATCACCACCAGCGACATCTGCACCAGAGGTTCCAGCATCATTTCCATATAGATAAATTGTATCACCCGAATCGCCGTTTGTTTTAATTTCCAAGTTATTTGTTCCACTAAATGCAGTAGTAATAGCAATGTCTACAAACCACCCTTCTTCACCAGCAGCAATTGCGGGGAGAATTATGTCCAAATCAAATGCTGCACCAGTTACACCAATAATTGAACCAGAATGAGCCAAAGAGAGTGTTATTGATTCATCATCAGCAGCGGCGGTTACACCATAGAATGGCCTTCGGAAACCGAATCCACCCTTTCCGGCAGTACCCGCTAATGAAGATGCTCCTGTTCCCGATGATGCTACAATATTTGTGGCTCCATCGTGAATACGTGCAACTTCTGCACCATCATATTGATTAATAAGTACATCTGTTGTATCAGTTATACCTTGAATTACTCTATTTGGAGTTAATACTAATCCATGAGTAGTTTGTGATAGAACAATCCATCCAGAATTTGAATACATTAAAGTTGCTGATTGTCCTACTGTATTAAAAGTAATTGTATTATATCCATCATTAGCAGTAGCAACAGGAGTAAGTGTACCAACTGGATTTGTAGTCCAACTATGAATTCCACTACCAGCATTTGTATAAGCTATTGCTGTTCCACCTGAAGTTAATGCTAACTTAAAAGTATCATCTGTCTTATCTCTTACAAAATAATCTACACCAGCAGATAAACCAGTTGGTAATGTACCAGCGGAGGTTACTTGAATTATCTGTGTATCTATCAATCCATGAGCTTCACTTGTAACTAATAAACCTGATGAAGAGGTGACAGTAAAAGCTTTTGCTGCAGTGGTTGCAGCAACTGTACATACTAGAGTTTTTATCTGTCCTTGAGATCCTGCCGCGAGTGTAAATGCTACTGTACCAGTTACAGAAAGAAATGATATTGGTGAGGTAATATCTATTGCACCACTAGTATAAGTGATAGGAGCTTGAGAAAATCCTAACCATGATGGTATCTTATTAAAAAGGGTTCCTAAAGTTAATTTTTTATTCGATGGATTAATTGATGGTTCAGCAACAAGAAGTGCTAAATCTGTAGAAGCGGGCGCTTTTGCCTCTACCAATTCTATGATTTTATTATCTGCCATGCTCCACCTCTTTCTGATTGAATAAAATTATTGGTTGTTGAATACGTTCCCTTCTATATTATTTAGTCAGCATAAAAAAAGGGGCGGACACAAATTGTGACTCGCCCCTTTGATAGAACCAATTGGGTCCCCCTCTAGAATTACATCAGGTTAGAAACCTTAACAATTCTGTAGTAGTAGTTGGTTCCAGCTGCAATTGTTCCTGCACTAGAAGCAGTTGCAAATGGATTTCCTACCATACCGTAGCGGGTTTTAAAACCAATCTTAGGCTGGAATGAATTTTCACCAACCGCACGCACCATTTGTAGTGGTACATATGGGCAGTAGAAAATACCTGCGTCATAAGCACTGGCTCCTTTATATCCAACAACAAAGAAATTTGTTGCGGATGAACTGAAATATGGATCTACATAAACTTTGTAGCGACCATTCAGTGTACCAACAAAGGAATTACCTGTGTCATCAACTCCTGATCCGTCCATCACGCCTGCCATAGCAAGTGCGGATGCGACATCTGAGGAAGTGAGTATGACGTTACCTTTACCACGTCGTGTTGCTTTTGCGACTGCATTAGCTTCACGCTCAATCTGGAACATCAAACCTTTGAATTTCTCAACTGACCAACGGCCATTAGAGTCTGTGTCAAGGTCAAAAATACCAGAACTTGTGGTATTATGAGCAGCACCAGTTGTAGCAGCAAAATAGATGTTGTGAACAACCTCACGGTTAATCTCTGCAAGAATTTCTTGTGAGAGAATATTTGCGAGTTCTGTTTCAGCATCTAGACCATGAACAGCTTTCAGGTCTTGAGACAATTCCATTGAATATTCACCCTTCAATGCTCTTGTCTTTGCTGTAACGGCAACTCTCTCAATTGAGAATGCCATTTCCTGGAAATCATCTCCATGAGTTCCAGAAGTTCCAGTAATACCCAAGCCTTCACCAGCAGCAGTTGCAACGCCGCCAGCTACATTGTCTGCAGAACCACCTTGAGCAAAGTCAGTACCGGCTGAGCCCGCACTTGCTTGTGTTCCAGTAGTTGCTGCACCAGCATGTGTAACATCAGATTCATTGTAGAAACTTTCAGTACCGGTTGATTGTGAATCATAACGTGCTCTCATTGCGAAAATAAGTCCTGTAGGTCCTGTCATAGGCTGGACACCACAGATATCATACGCAATAAGATTAGGCATTGCTCTGCGAAGCATCGAAATCAAGACAGGATCTTGATACTGGATAACACCAGATGCAGATGCTGTAGCAGTAGCGACAGTTGGAGTTGCCTCTGTCAACATTCCCCAGGAATCTGACGAGCCTTGCTCCTTCATTGCCTTTTCTTGGTTTTCCAAAAGGACAGCTGTCACAGCCCTTCTGTACGGGTCTTTAATCTCGGGCATATCATCATGATCCAAGACCGGGCCCCATTTTTGTTGAAGTCCTTCAGCTAGATACATTTTTATCTCCTAAAGTTGTTAAAATGTTTAAAAGTTATAGTAAATTAAAAATTAATTATGTCTTTTCATTGCATTGACATAACGACTAATAGATGGATCAATAGTCTCCCCTGTCTCTTCATCTGTTTCAGTATTTTCTACTTCTTCAGTAATTGTTTGAGGAGTATCACTTGTCTTCGGAAAATAATTTTCCTTTAATACTTCAAGCTTCTCTTGGTATTGAGAATCGTCTTCATAATCGATACCATCTGCAAGTTTTGTGAGTTTTTCTTTTTCTGTTTCAGCAAGTTCTTCCGAAACATTTCTTAAAACCTCTTCCCTTTTGAACTTAGCAAGTTCCTTTTTGACATCCACATTAGTATTAATGGATTCATCAAGTTGCTTTTCAAGTTCTTCGACTTTTCCAAAAAGATCATCAACTAAGTCAACTTTCTCTTCTGGAATGTCAATATAATGCTCTTGAAAAAGGTTTTTAAGTCCGGTCATAAAATCTTCTACGAGTTCCGAACGAATTCCTTTTTCTAAAGCTATTTCATTGTCTTTCATCCACTCTTCTACAACGTAATTAAGATAACCATCGACTTTTTCAGACATATTGGTCATATATTCGTCTTTAGCTTCAGAAAGTTCTTTTTTGTATTCATCTTCAAAAACTTGCAGTCTCTCATTTACCTCGGAAATAACTTTAGTTGATACAGCCGCTTCAAATATAGTAGCCGCTTTAGTCTTAAAATCTTCTGAAAGTTCTTCCCCACTAACAATGGCATCAATGTCTTCTTTGACATTAATTTCTAGGTCTTCCTTACTGAGTTTCTTCGATTCTACTGGTTTTTCTTCTTCATCGCCTTCTTCCTCTTCCTCATCATCATCTTGTTCAGAAAGAGTAGCTCCTATAATTTGAGCAAAAGAATCCTGAAGTTCAGATTTCTTCATTGTATTAAGAGAATCATAGATAGCTTACATCATTCCTGCTTTTGTTTTAGGAATTTCGACAGCTTCTTCTACCTCTTCTTCATCATCTTCTTCTTCACCTTCATCATCATCTTCTTTTACTCGAGCTTTGGCTTCGTTGATTTCTTCGTCTGAAGATTCCACAGCTTGTTGCTCTTCTTCCAGTTCTTCAGACTGTTGTTCCAAAATTTCTTCAGACATTGAAAATCTCCTGTGTGTTTAAAATAGATTTCTTAGTATTATTTATAAAAATATAAACTTACAAATTGACAATAAAGTCTTCAAATGCTTTAGTAAGGGTCTGTTCCCTACTCTTTCTTGAAGCTTTCTCTATTTGATTTTTATATTCTTGTATTTTAGTCTCTTTTAAAAGACCGTTATCCCAAATCCACTCCTTGCCTTCCATAATTCCAGCAACAAATGCATCGGGTGCCGAAGGATCAGCAACAATATCAGCTGCAGTAGCAAGATAAAAATCTCCCTGCACCTCTTGAATACCATCCTTTACAGGTTTTAATGAACCCATTCCTCTCGATGAAACTCCTAATCGAGCTCCTTCATCAATCAGATTCTTTACAATTTTTCCATACGGTGTATCCAGAATCTTTGCTCTTCCCATAAAATTCTGTTCAACTTCTTGTAATTCTTCAATCATATGTGAAACCCGTTCCAAATTAACTGTTGGACCGTCTGGATGACCCAGCTCACCAAATGCTCTTTTCTTCTGAATAAATTCCGTATTATATCTTTTTGCTTCTTTTTGAAGAATTTCTTGGGGATAGATTCTACCATTTCTATTCTTCGTATTGGCTTGCATAAAAATACCTTCAATAAAATAATTCTTACCACCCTTCTTTGTAGTTTCAGTAAGAAATTCTACATTAGATGCTTCTTCGCTAATAAGTTTCATAGTATCTCTCCCTATTATCCTTCTGGATTTTTAACATGCATACGTTGTTTAAACGCATCCTTCATTCTTTTTCTAATTTCTGGTTTAAGCCTTTTTTCCCATTTACTACCCATTCTCTGTACTTTCATATCGGCTTTCTTTTCTAACCCCGCTTTAACACCAGCAGATGCTGTCTTATATATTCCCATCTTATCCACTATATGCATAGCTTTACTTCGTACCGCTTTCTTAATCGCTCTCTGAACCTTTTCTGGAGTAGGGGGTTTCCTCATAGAAATCGCCCGCTTTCTCGCTATAATCTTTGACTTCTTTCTCATAGTCAAAGATTTTTTCATTCTTTGCTGTGTAGTTAGTTCAGCTATAAATTCAGAGTAGGTTTTCATCTCTACCGCTTCTGAAGCTCTTGTTTTCTTTCCTTCGCGCGTTGAGCTGCACCAGCACCACCTGCTACTGAAATATCTCTACCTGTCGCGGTTTTGCCTTGTTTCGCCATGCGGTCACCCTTCTTTTGAAGCATTTTAGCACCAGAACTTCTCCTGTACTTTTTCATATATGCTTTTTTCTTCTGTTTATTTTTTCTATATTCTTGCTTGGCTTTCATTCTATCACCGGAAGTTTTTTTCTCCCGTTGACCTATTGTAATTTCTACAAGACTGTCTATTAATTCTTTAAAAGTTTTCATTAATGATTCCCTGTTCTATATGCATCATAACCAAGACGCGCATTTTGCTCAAAGTTTGGTAAATTAAATCCAGAAACTTTTTGTATTTCTAATCCTATTAAATAAGTATCACCACTAGCAACTCCAACAGTAGTTACTCCAAGATCTCCCAATACTCCACTGGAATTACCTGCCGCGGCACCCATTGTTAAAGAGCTTCCAAATACTTCTGCTAGATTCCATGCTCCAGTTGAACCACCCCGTAAATACATAAGAGTTTGTTCTGTTCCACTTCCGTCAAAAAATATTCTACAATGAGTAATACCAGATGCTAAATCCCACCATATATGTCTAAGATTAACTTCTTTAGCTGTAATTGCTAATGCTGTAGAACCATGTGTAGTTGTGGATGATAGACCAGATACACTTCCTGTCAATGTTTTTCCAGTTCCAACTCCAGTCGCAACGCCACTTGCCCATCCCAAAGGAGTTGGATCTGTAGCACTTGTACATCTATAAACTGAAACAGTAGTCGCCGCAGCGTCATAATCTTGTACAACCATGAAAATTGGTGTACCATCATTTGTTGTTAAAGTTTCTCCTATACAAAAATTTGTACTGGGTGCAGCAGCTAGAGTTAGGGTAGTTGTCGCATATTTTAATGCTGAAACATCAACAAATACATTACTTGATAATTCTGTAGCACCATCAGCAAGACCAGTAGTTACCACTCTGTGTTTGCTATGTGTATCCGTTAGAGTGTTTACTAATTTTGTAATTGCCATTGGTTATTCCTCATGTGCTTTACCAAGGACTTTCATGAAGCCTCTTTCTGTCCGTTGGATCTGTTTAATTGTTTTGTTTTTCTCTGAAGAACCTAGTCCTTCTATATATTTAACAAAAATCTCCGCTGTCACTGGATCAATAGGTATTTCTGACCCATCATCTAGTTCTATTTCACTATCTTTTTTAGACTTGATTATTTTTTTCAAGTCTTTTATTACATCTTCTGTGATAAATTCCCCAAATTTTAACATCGTACTTTCTGTTTCTGCCGGAGCTGGTTTAGAAGTATCTTTTCCCCCTCTTCCTATTGTTCCTACTTTCCTTTGACGCTTTTTCTCTTTTGCAGCATCTGCTCTTGTCATAATTTTACCTTTGAAATCCACCCCATCTTCTTTTTCTTTATCAGTTCTAGTGTCTGCCCATCCGGTAGGAGCTTTACCTTTGTTTTTAAAATATTCTTCTGCATCTTCAACATCCTCTATTCCACCTCTTTTTTCTTTAGCTCCTTTTTCCTTTTCCTGATATGCATTCTTTAATCTAGTATTTTCAGCGTCTAACTTTTTTTGTCTTTTCTTCTGTTCTTTAGCAATATCATCAGCTGACATCGCCGCATCACTTGTACCAGGTTTGGCAATCATTTCAGTTTCCACATCCATTTTTCCGGTTTCTGAATTAAATTTTTTTAATTCTATGGAAACTCCGGCTTTCTTATTATCTTTTTTTTCTTGTTTTGTTTCTCTATATCCTTTAACTTTTTCTTTAACTTTTTTAAAAGCCTGATAACCTCCCCAAAGAGCCATCGCACCCATAAGAGTCGCAGCTATCGGCCCAATTTCTGCTATATATTGTTGCTCCGATTTGAACTCTTTGAATTTCTTCATTCCGCTTCAACTGTATTTACCTCTGGTTCCACAGGTGCTGTCTCTCCACTTGGTTCTTCTACAGGAGGCTCTGAATTAACTGCAGAATTGAACATAGATTGAGCGACTTCTGCTTTCTTAGCTTCCATCCCTTTCATAATCTTATCTGCCAATACTCCTGTGATGGCTTCTTTAACTCTTGCTCCATCTTGAGTAAGAGAATAATTCACAATATCTTCTGGTGTATAATCGCTCATAGTTTTCCCTATATTAAAATTATATCATTAGTATTTATATTTATTTAAAAACCAACATCAATTACTTGCTCTAATCTGCTCTTCATCTATATCTTCTTCTAAGACTTTTTTAAAAATATCATTGATGTTTGATTTAAATTTTTCATCAACATTATCTTCATTTAAATTCTCTCCACCTTCATGTTTATATGATGCATATTCATCATCTTCTTCTGGTGGCCCTGCAGCTGCCTTTTCCAACTCAATTTGCTTATCAATCTCCATTATTTCTTCTTGTGTCTGTTTCAAAATTCTCTTTCTAATATACTCTTTAGAATAAAAATTTCCAACAATCTCATCAGCAAAATTCATACTTTGTAAGAGATTTAACCTTTCCGTCAACATCTCTGCTTCTTTAAGTTCAGCAAATTGTGAATCTGTTTGCCATTCATAGTGGATTTTTTGTTCAATCATTCTCCAATCATTAAGTGTTAAAACCCCTTTAAGAATCAATTGCTTTTCCAAACAAGTATTAAACAAATGTCCAAAACGATTTCTTAGTCTTTCAATAAATCGTGTAAATTTAACTTCATCTCTTGTAATTTCTTGTGCTCGTCCCAGAACAAACCCAGATTCTTGTTCTAATCTTGAAGATGGTACATTAAGCGCTTTATAAAGTTTTTTCTGGAAATATATTACATCTTCTAATTCACCCAAATTTTCTCCACCAGGAAGTGTGGAAATTTCTGTTCCTCTTCCGCCCTCTCTCCTTGGAAGCCAATAGTCTTCCAACATACTCATATGCTTGCGGTCATCTCTCATTTCTCCTGTTTGAGCATCATATACCATCTTGTTCTTATACCGTGTCATAATATCTTTAAGATATTGTTCTGCCTTCATCTTTGGAAGGTTACCGACATCAATATAGAAAATTCTACGTTCTGGTGCTCTGGAAATTCGATAGATGACAACAGCATCTTCTATCATTCTAAGTTGATTAAGAGGTTTAATTGCTTTGTGTAGATAAGAAAGTACCATTTTTCTGTCTTCACTCAAAAGTCCAGAATGAGCATATGCTATTGAATCTGGGGCAATTCGTACTATTTGACCACCCTTTTTACCATCCATACCACCATCATTAAATGAAAAATATTCCTCTATTCTTGGGGTGGCTTGGAGATCTGATGGATTTTTGGGGGGTAAAATTTGTCTGACTTTTTTAATCTTTAAAGCATCTATTGGGCGAAGTTCAAGAATACCCCGTTTTGTATTATTGGGGTCTATAATGATGTGATAATATAACCTACCATCTACATACCACTTTTTGAAGGTATCATATCCACCATCTCTCATTCGAAGCAAATCTATTACTTCAACAAAATTCTCTTGGATTTTTTCTTTGATGTCTGGGGAAAGATTAACATTTTCTAGATTTATTGAAACAGGGGATTCTTCTCTATCACAAACTATTGCTTCATTAACAATATCATCCACCGCCAATTCGGCCTCTGGAAACAAAGCCATTTGACGATAGCGCTGAATAAGATCCATCTCATTCTTTGCGGCACCCTCCATATCAAGGTAGGTTGCAAAAGCTCCGCCAGGTGTTCCAGAAACATCAAGTGCTCCATCATCATATTGAGGAAGGGTGAAAGAGACTTTTTCACGTGCCTCTTTCTCTTTTTGTGTTCTTCCAATAGTAAAACCAAATAATTCAACTGCCATTCATAAACTCCTAGAGGTAAGGGGCTGAGAAGCCCCCCATGCCCCTAGTTAATTGGAAAGGTTCTTCTTCTAAGTATATTTATAAACTTAAAAAGTGTCCAATAATCTTAAAAAAAGATGTCCTGGTTGTTTAGCCAGGAGTATTACTTCCGTGAATCCAATAATCAAAAGCAAAATCAATAGTAAATTCTTCAATAGTATCATTAGAACCCCAATCAAGACCAATTTCTCCAAGTGCTACTGGAAAACAATTTGTAAAGTTCCAAGAACCGCCACCAATTGCTGAAGTTCCTCCCTCTCTTGAATAGTGGGATATTGTCATTTCTGCAAATAATCCATTAGGATCTTCAGATACATTGCCTACATGAGTATTCATTCTATTCATCCAATTTTCTATTGCATTCCTTACCATCATATCTTCATCATTAATAACGGTTACTGAAAGATTATCAAAAGTTCTGTTACCAGGAACTTTAACCATTCTTCCAAAATAAGGAACTTCTACTACCCCCATCGTGGATGGTGGAATTGTAGCAATTTTACAAAGATATCGAAAATTTGCGGGTAATGCCTGACCAGCAATAAAAACCTCAAATAAATTGGGTCTAGCTCCACCCTGATTCATTCCTGATGATCTAAATGTGGAAATTGAAAAAGCCATTATTCTCCTTTAACCCCTTTTAAGGGCCGGCAGTGATTTAAAAAAAACAAGGGTGGGGAAGTCTTTTTTATAAGTACACCCTTCGGCTACTGCCGTCTTCCCCCACCTTATATTACATTAACTATTTATACTACTAACCAATAATTTCTGAAAAATCAACACCAGTTCTAACTGCAACAAAATTGAGTTGAATATAGTTGATTGCACGATTTGGTTTGACATAAATGTCTCCCACAAATTCATTTCTATCAACAACATCAGAAGTATTATTAGAATCATCACAGACAACTTTAAAGTCTACAATACCATCTCGCCCTTGAACATTTCTCAAAAATGGTTCTACAGCCCCAACAAACTGGGCTCTTGTAAACGCATCATTGAACTCGAACAATTGGAATCTCGCAAATCTTGAGATTGCTTTTTCAAGAATAATGAACAATCTTCGAACATTGATTCTATCAAATGCACTTGGTTTTGCCAAAAGTGTCTTATCTCCAAACAGAACTGTTCCTGTTCCCATAAAGGTTGTTACAGGATTAACATTGTTCTTATAAAGAGCATCCCTCTCAGATTGTCTTGGATTAAATGGAAGTTTAACCACGTTTCTGATATTACCTCTAGTAAATCCAGCAGGTGAGTACCAAGCATCTCTGCTTGCTTCTGTTGCTGCAGTTACTCCCGCAGTATCTCCATTTAATGGAATATAGCGATATACATCATTGTAACGGTCATATTGATACTTCCATCCACTATCAAGCAAAGCATAAGAAGTAGATCCAAGACTGTTTCTGAAATCTACAACTGCATCTGCTTCTCCTCCAACATTATTAACAACATCAGATTTTTCTGGAGAAATGAATGCAACACAATCTTTTCTCGCTTCAACAATTGAAATGAGTTCAAGTGCTACTGTTGCACTAGATTCTCCACCCATCAAAAGACCTATTTCAGTCTCTTCAGCATTTTTGAATTTACCATAAGATGTAATCTTATTTCCATCAGTTACATCTGATCCATCAACACCACCAGTGAGACTTGCTGTGACAATATCACCAGATGATTGCCATTCGCTCGCTCCAGCATCTGCACCCCATGCAGCTACTGATGCACCGGCTGTGGTATAAGCATCTCCTGCTACATTGTGATCCATCCACCAGACATACTTAGATCTGCGATTAATTCTGTCAAGATAGAAAGCTTTACCTCCATCTTCGAATTTCGCACCCTTTGCTACAGAAACACCAGTATAGGCTTCAAGAACTTCGTTTCTATTTCCTGTCCATTCTCCGTCTTCATCTACTACGGCGACATGAACTTCATCATAGAGTCCGCCTCTTGAGGCAGTATAGTCTGTAGTAACTGGTTCTTTATCGAAACTTCCAGCATATTCCCATGTTCTTGAATGGGTTTGTGCTGTTGCTGTATTTGTGAATCCAGTATTAACTGTCATGGATGAGGAATTTGTTACAGCTGTAACTCTTCTTTCTTCACCATTAATCTTGATAATATCACCAACAGTATATTGTAGGTCAAATGCAGTTGTAGCAGCATCTCTTGCAGTTGCAGTTGTTGCTGTAACCGTTGCGACATTTGCTGTAACCGCTACTGTACCTAACATATTCCTTGAAGGTTCTGCGAATGCTGACCTTTTCAAACGAACCGCAGTACCGCTTGAAATTGCACCTGTTACTGGATCTCTATGGACTGTACATGCAGTATTACTTGCGATTGCAGAAATAATGAAAGTATTAGAACCAACTGCTATTGAATCTCCAACTCTGAGTTCAGTACCAAACAATGAATCTGTAGCGGTCATTGCTCCAGTTGACGCATGAATCGCAACTGTAGCACCACCTGTGAGTGTTACGTCTGAATTGGAAGCAACTACTGTATTTCCAGATGCGAGGTTTGCTCTGGTTGGTCCACAAAGAGAAACTTTAAGACTATTTCCTAGTGCTCCAGCCCATCTAGCATTCCAATCTCCAGCAGTTGTAATCGGTGTTCCACCACTATCTGTATCATACGTGTCATAATACACAGCATTATTGGAAATTAATACTGGAGTTCCAGCGGAAGAAGCATTTTTAGCGGCACTTGAGACCGCTCTAACAAAATGTAATTTACTTGAATAATTTAAAAAATTGGCCGCTGTGAAAAATGTTGTATATGTATTTGCATCAGGCTTTTGGAAAGTCTGAACAAGCAAATCCTCTGAATCAATCAGAGTTACATCATTTGCCGGACCCCATCGGGCAGGACCAGCTAACCCAGCATCAATCGAAGAGATCCCGGGTACTACAGTTGTTAAATCAATTTCCGATGTATTTACGCCAGGACTTACTTGAAAACCCATGTGTTCTCTCCTAAAAAAAGTTTAGTGAACTGTGTAAATCATTCTTACTTACTATGATTATTTATAAAATAGAGTTTCTTCATATACTAAATATATATTGAGATATAAATGATTTTGATGGAGATTAACATGAAAGAAATTGAAAGATTTCGGACTAAGTTTAATAATAGTTCAAATACTGGTTGTTGGACATGGATTGCCTCTAAAACACAACAGGGATATGGAATGTTTTCTTATCTAGGAAAATCTATCCCCGCTCACAGGTTTGCTTATATTCACTACAAGGGTGAAATACCAAATAAACATATTGTACATCAAACTTGTCAAAATAATGGGTGCGTAAACCCTGAACACTTAATTACTTGTACAAAGAGTGAATCTCGTTTGAAATATAATTCAACAAGAATACACCCTGATGCCAAGAAGCTTATTCAAAATATAAAATTAGGATCTACAGAAGACCATATGGATGACTTTGGATTCAGTAATGATGCTTAGAAATAATTTCTCACAGCCTCATCTTCAACCACTTTCCATGTTTGACCAGTTTTATCTTCAAATGTATTTTGATTTTGCCCATCATCTATGACTCCAAATGGAAGCATATCTTGCTCCATTGTCTCCATTTGATCTTCATAGATTTGTTTACGTATATCTAAATCTGTCATATCTTTAAAATATTGTTGTTGTACTACCCAAGCAAACATTACCAATGTCATTGCTAAGTCATCATGAGAACCTTCTTCTGCTTCAAATGAATTATGTTTTGAAGCAAATGTAGTCAATTCAGCAATAGTATCAAAATCTGGAATAATCAACTTGTCTGTTTCAATCATGTCTTTTAAAGCAGCACAACCAATTCTCTTGAGTTGTTTACTTGTTCTAATTCCTAGTTGATTATTTTTCCCAAATCCACCACCAATCTTCTGTCCCGCTCTACCATGCATAGATGCCATAAGAATATTTTCATACTCCAAATCAAAATGAAGACATTCTGCTATTTGTTGTCCAATATCATTGATTTCCACAATAAGCCATGCTGTATTGTATTTCATTCCAATATTGTAGATAATGTTTGGATAAACCATTGGAGAAATTTGGTTATCTCTATATTTGGCGACTTGTCTATAAGGAATATCAGAAATGTCAAAAACACTTAAAGCAGAATAGTCTTGTCCCTTACCTTGAGCACTATCTGCTACAATACAATAAGTTGCCCCCTTTACTGGATTTTCATACATATCCATTCCACCTTGAGAAGCAATAGGAGATTTAAAAGCCATAGTTCTAAGTTTAGATGGAGCAATAAGTGTATGGGTAGAACCTATAAATTCACCTTCAAATTCTTGGGTAAACTGAGTTTCTCCAATATTCTTTAGAGTTTCATTTCTCCATTTTTCATTTCTTCCAGGAGTTTCAGCCCAATGTACTTCAATTGGAACATAACTATTTCTTCCCTCTTCTGCGTCTATCCACATTTTATAAAACATATTCAACCCAAGTGGAGTTGATACTATGAAAACCTTTGTAGATTCACCAGAAGAAATAGTAGGATAAACTGAAGTGAAAAACTGGTCTGCTATATTATTTGGAACGTGAGCAAATTCATCAAGAAAAATAATATTAAAGGAACTTCCTCTGACCGCCGAAGAAGACGTGGCTGCAGCAAGAATCTTGGAACCATTCTCTAGTTCGATGTTTCCCTTATTCCATACAACCACCCCCTGTTGCATCCACTTTGGAAGATTCTCATATGCTAACTGTAATCTACCAAGAAGCTCCCGTGCGGTTGAGAGTTTGTTTGCTAGAACAGCACATTGAACATTCTCATTGAAAAGAATGTAATGAAGAAGAAAACTGATGAT